GAGTGTGATAGGTCCGATCTGGCCATCTTGTATTACACCCACAACTCCTTGTAATACCTTAGCAGAACGACTTATCCCAGAGTTAATCCCATAATCAAGAACAGCATAATCAACACCCGGAGGAAGACGCCAATAATTAAGAGGTTTTGCGTAATGTTTGTCATAAATATCCTCTGCTACACTTTGGGGCATTCCCTTAACGTCTTTAGCAGTAGCATCTGACTTCCAGTACATTCTGGCATCATGGATCGTTATTCCCCAGTTAGTAGGACCACCAGGATCAGCAGCATCGTTTGTATAGCCGCCTTCATCTAAGAAGACTTTAGCCATAGCTTCTTTGTAGGTTTCCCTCACCCGATTAACCAATTCGTTCCATCAGAGACAACAGGAACCTTATTAGCCCCGCCACCTGCGACTGTAGAGTTAAAGGTAGTTACCGTAGCATCTGTGACGAACATTCGTGCACCCGCACCTGCGGTAGCCGCGCTAATCAAACTTGCAACAACGGTAGATCCAGTCTTAACAATACGACCCCCTTTCACATCTTGAGCTGCTTTCACATCACGAGCTACGTTTACATCTCGTGGACGGAAGGTAGCATCAAGACCAATGTCATAAGTGTTATCAACGCCAGCTATGAAGTCGCCACCAGTAGTAGCTCCTGGATTAATAGACCATTTAGTAGCGCCCCCGGGACAAAGAGCCAGAGTCCGATCAGCCCCCGCACCTCCCTTTTCAGTACCTATTTCGAATACATTTGTAGTCCAACGAAAGAATCCACGTTCGAAATCAGTAGGGCCGTTAGCATTGTAAAGATGATGTAAAGGTCTAACGCCACCGCCAGTAACCTTCTGTGCAAGTAATCCATTCCAATGCATTGATGCAAGAGTAGCATGGGCCGGTATCCCACTTACCACTGTTGGAAACACAAAGTTTAATAGACCTTGTTCACCAATACCTCCGAATGTCCCTGCTATCTGTAGACCGCCAAGCGTTGTAGACTCAGGCTTAATCCACAAGGTGCCTGAATCCCATTGAATCTGTCCACCAGCATCAGGTGTACCACTACCACTAAACGTACGCAATCGTACGCCTGCATCCTTAGCTGTTATGTCTACCCCAGTGCCACAACTGGACATCTGAATACCAATATTCCAAGCAACTAAATCTGCACCTCCTGCACCTGTACCTGCTCCAACAGGACCATCAGCAACAATGTTAAAGCAAGTCGAGAAAGTTCTGCCTCCATTGTTTTTGATTCGCATGAAGTGTCGATAAGTACCTCCAGGAGTATAAGATCGCATGTGATACTGATAGCCAGTTACATCAGGCCATGGACAGATCACACATTCGACACTGTCTCCTACAGTCCAAGTAGAAGTACTGTTCTCTAAAATAAGCGTACCAGTTACAGATCCATTTACTGCTTCTATACGAAGTATCTTGGCACTAGGTCTGATTGTATATCCACCAGCACCTACACCGTTTCCTCGATAGGCCAAATCAGCAGCTGTACTAAAAGTATGAATAGCTAAATGAGTAGCATCAGTGACACTGGTGACTGGGTACCAAGTCCTAAGTCTATTAGCACCAGTATCAAAAGGAGAAGCCGTAAAGTCATCGTTAGTAAGAGTTATACAACCGATATTCAGTGCATTTCCACCGACCACGTTAGTTGCCCAGGCAGTTCCAGTTCCCACAAATCCACCGCCTGAAATACTAGACACTGTACCAGTTGTATACGCAGGTTGAGACAGATTAACCAGCATACGATCTTGCCCCATCTGAAATGTAGAGTTAAGAACTAGAACCAGAGCTGGTTTAATTGCTGCACCACTAGCGTGATTATAAAGGAATTTACCTGTAATAGTACCAGCACCAATTGCTTCAATCTGTACTGCTTCTAAAGTCGGAGTTCCTGAATGAACTTGTTGATCAACGATAATCCAATCGTTAACAACAGCTCCAGCTGTACTAGTAACTGTAACGACTTGAGAATCCTTTGAGGCTGTAATAATTTGGGTAGTTGTAGTATTATAAGTTGACTGAGTAGGTATAGAAGAGATAGTAGTTACACTTAAGAAGTCCTGTTGAACTAAGTCACTTACTAATCCCCAACCTTGACCTTCATCACCGCTGACGGGTCCACCTGCATAATGGTGTGCTTTATTACCCCATATAGCAGAGTCTCCCATTCCATAAGCAGTAAGAGACTGTCCATAAATAAACTTTTGCCCGGATGCATTATAAGTTGCACCGACATTCAACGGAAGGAATGTTCTCTTCGCATTAGTCCCACCATCATTGGTAGACTGCCCATTCGTCGCAACCATAGTAATACCAACAGCTTCTTCGTTAGAGAAGGTCGGATTAGAAGTAGAACTATCCGTGTTTACACTTATATCTACTGCTCTACGACGGTTAGCATCTCCACCTACTTGCGGTCTATTAGAGGCGACAGCAAAACCAGAAGAGTCTCCTGATATAGTTACAATATTGTTTATTTTCTCATAAACAAAGTTAGCTTCACCAGCAAGACTGGTAGTATCATTAAACTGAACGTTTGTAGTAGCTCCACCTGCAGCACCGCCAGTTCCACCGGTAATACCTTGAGGACCTGGAGGTCCTATAGGCCCCGCTGCACCTGTAGGTCCAGGTTGATCTGCTAATTGATTGATAGCCGTCTGAACATCAGTAGCCGTAACACGTCCATGAGGTACGTTTTCAACTAGAGCTGCCTGAGCATCTCGTGTCGTTAAAGGAAATGTAGTTATTGTACTCATCGTAAAACCATCGCTGTCAAGAATGCACCATCATCATCCACTAAAGGATTACCAAAATCGTCTGTTAAAATTACTTCAGTAAGAGTTGCTTCCGCTACGGGAAACTTCTTCTTCCTCTCAACATGAATATGCAGAGAAGTTCCTGGGCCAGCCCATACTCTATTTGCCATTCTTTTCTTTCTTTTCTTCTAGAGCTTTAAGGCGCTCTTCCGTCTGTTCTAATTGAGTTAATAGTCCGGCGATCTGAAAGTCACGTTCGCCTAACATGGTCATCAAGCGTTGTTCCATATTCATATTATCCAACTTTCCATATCATTACATCAGCGTAAACTTCTGCTTCACCAGAATCAGTTGATTGAGCCCCTGATCCAGCAGACGACCAGTGCTGAAGTTCAATTGTTTTTGTCCCTCCTAAAGTAAATCTACCTGCAAGAGTTGATTCCATAGATCCAGCCGCTGCAGATACTACACCGCTTAGTCCTACGAGTAAAGAAGTACCATCAGTAATATTTCTAAGTCTAATTTTTTGCAGATTACCACCTGTGCCTCCATTCGCTATTGCAGAAGCTATGCAATAATAGATACCAACAGGAAGACTGATCTGACTCGAAGCTACAGAAGCTCCAGAAATTTCATTAGTTTTAACTGTATTTAAATCCCGTTTATTCCATATACCCCCAGTAAGAATTTGGCTATCAGTGGTATTAGCTTTCTCATCTCTAACATGAAAGAACTGTGTTCCAAACGGATTAACAGAAGTACTTATGGAAGTCCATACACCACTGCCTGCACCATTAGCTACATAGACTTGACCTGAGGAGGCCGCTCCGACCCCCTTAGGTTCATGTAAGGAAGCCCCTGTTAAAGTACTATGTTCTACGTTAACCATTTAGGCAACAGTATTAACAGCTGTCCAAGTCGTAGCACCCGTAGTGTTAATGAACGCACGCGTAGTACCAGACGACCCAGTTGTATTTAGATATAAAGATCCCTTAGGAGCTGCGTGCGTAGGAGCACCAGCACCAGAAGAAACTTGAACATTTAAGATACCAATAGTTTCAGGCATTTTCTTTTCCTTTGTTATAGGAGTGGGGGCCAAAACCCCCACAGCCTAATTAGTTATTACTGTTGTAGCGGCCGATATTTGATTCGAATATTAGCAGCCCCTGTAGTGCCTTGAGTGCCTGTAAATCTGGCCGTAACATGACCAGTAAACGTGGCAGCCGCAGCAATAGGAACAGTACCGATAAGGGAGCCTGCAGAAGTCGAACCACCCACTAGGGTAATTCTAGCACCTGCTGGCGTAAGGCTAGCGACCACTAGAGCAGACACAAAGCCTGCACCAGCCGCACCGATCAAGGTGCTACGGTCGTTAGTCTGAACCATACCGACACTAATACTCGTAACAGTATTAAATGCCTCTAGAACATCTACTTGTACTTCCTCAAGCCAAACTCCCTTGGGGAAGAAGACTTGATCAGATTGGATTACATCTGTCGCTGCGACAGTTCCAACTGTGGAACTCCCGACCGTAGATGCAGTACCAAAAATTACTTTGAATTCAAGCTCACGAACATCGCCGTAAGTCTTGTATTCCCCGCCCCTGTTAGGGGTAGTCTTGTCTGAACCAAACTTAATGAAAAGACCGTCGGGGTTAAACCATGTACCCATATTATCTCTCCTTTCAGTTAGACAACAACATCGGTGTCAGTTAAGACAACGACAAGATTTTCGGGACGGTATACCTTAAAACCATATTCGCAAATTGTAACATATTCATCTTGCTGTAGATCTTTATTCCATTCGGAATAGACCGTAGGCATCTGGCGGAACCCGCCCACGACGGGGAGAGTATCACCAGGAGTTGCCGAGAAGAACATATTCGCGACACCGACAGTCGTAGTCCTACCACCAATCGTTTCTGCAATGGCAGAAGGAAGGTAGTTGGACTCGTACACGTCGAAGCCCATAAAGTTAAAGCGGAATCGGAATCCCGTTGTCATGCCCTGCCGAACAATGCTTTCGTTAGAAGGCATTGGAGAGAGCTGATTAACTATATTAGATTGCGTTTGTAAGGTATAAGTAACCGATGGGTCGACCACTGCCACTAGATCAGACAGAGGAACGTTTGCCTTTGTGAGGGCAAAACGTGCCAGTGCAAAATCAGTAACGGCAATGGATTCGCCGGTGCCAGAGCCAACTGTTCGATGGTTGGCACCGTTAATTGTATTCAAGTTGCTAGCCGTTTGTCCTGCATTCATTCTATTGAATACACGAGCCTCGACAGCTTCCATGAGAGCACGATGTTGTCGCGGAACGAACGCTGCTTCTACATCCGAAGAGTAGTAGCTATCCCGCTTAAACTTAGACGACATTGAGTTGGCAGAATACTTATATTGATCGAACGAGAACACAAAGTTACCCGTATCCATCTTATTGTATTTAATTGCTTGACCTTCTGCAAAGTCAGCAGTTTCTGCTTCACCCAGTGACGGAATGTTAATCTGTGTCCCGTCAGGGAAATCCGTCAAAACTCGGACAAACCTCATGGCATACAAATCATCCAGAAGTAGTTGCTTTAGTTGTCTAGACCAAAGATTACTACGAATCAGATGTTCGTTGGTAGCAACTGTAAAGCCACTAGCCATTAGTTAATCTCCTTAGTATCAAATACTTAGGTGCCGTAAAATTGATCTTCACCAAGTTCTATGACATCCTTTTGCATTTGAATTTGAGTTTTTGGATCCAGATATTCCTTAGGCTTATTTACCCTCAGAGCCTCATAAAATAACCAATCGCGTTTCTGCACACTGGGAGCGAAGCTGTCACTACGCTGTTGAGTCCGAGGCGGGCTTTGAAAGTTCTCTCTAACTGGCGCAGCATCCAAACCAAATGTCTTAAAGAAGACGGTAGGATGGTTGCGGGCTAGGTCGTTAACAAAGTTATCCGTTAAACCTAAAGATTCTGTTTGTTCTTTAAGAACGTTGGCATAATTACTGCCAAAACGTTCCTGTAATTTTGCCCTAACAGTATTGAAGTTATCCTGTTGTCTCTTAGAAGTTTCAATTTCTTGAACCTTATTTGAGACTAGAGATTCAATCTGTTTAGGATCTATTGTGGGCTGTGGCACTTCAGGAGCTGGGGGTGGTTCGCTACTTGAAAGTTGTCGCTTGTCTATTTTGTCTACAAGTTCTTCCAACGAAGCCCTGGCCGTATAATCTTCCCTCAATTTGAGATAGTCTTCACGGAGGTTATCCATGCGCTTCTCCATGAGTTTGATATACGTATCCGATTCGTATTTACCTCTAGCTAACTCTTCTGGGGACTTGAATTTCTTCCCTTCTCCAACGAGTTCAGTTAGATAGTTCTTATTAGGGTCTGCTTGGACTTGGTCATCCTTTTGTTCTAGTAAATTCTCGGTCATAATTTTATGATCCTCTGGTCAAGGTTAATTAATTCTTTTATTCTATATAGACAGGCTCTGTACCCATTCTTATGAGCTTGCTTATAATCCCAGTTGGGAACGTCATAAGTCTTAAGATCAGTTTCAGATCTGTCTAAAGATTTTTCATACTCAGTTAATATTTCTGAGAGTCTGTCTAAGACCTCTTTAGAGTTCTGGACTCTACGTTGAAAATCTTCTTTATCTTGTTCGCTGCCTAGATTCTTGGTCCAATCTAATAACATTATTGTCCTTGTGCTTGTTGCGGTGGTAACTCAGGAGGAGCCTGCCCTGCCTGTGATAGGTCGTAATCTGAGCCTATTCCAGAGGCAGTCTGTGATTGCATCTGTACTTGTTCATTCAAAGCGTTAGACAACTTCTGCGCTTCAGCTTGTTCAGCCAAGGCTACGAAGGGGAGAACTAATTCATAGTCCTCTAGATTAAATACACTCTCGACTAACTTAGCGGCCTTGACGCCAGAGAAATGAGGCATCACTATAGGCCATAGACCTGAGGCTGTGAGATTAGTGAGATTCTGCACGAGTTCGGCTTGCTCTGCGAAGTGTCTCGCAGCGACGGGTTTAATACGACCGACTCCGGTGATATCTTCGACAGTAAGTGTTTGGAAGGACGCGATCTTAAATTCATCATCAAATACTTTGATTGTGGCTGTACCCGTTAAATTACGTCTAGCCAATTCCAACATGGCATTCAGGAGAGGTTCAACTACCTGCTCCTCGAATTGTTTAATCTTATTTTGGAAGACACGGGATGCTGCGTTTTCCAATCGCTGTACTTCATATTTGGTTTTTTCGCCTGGGGTTCTGAAACCCATTGCTTCTTTGGGAGCACCTGCCATTTCCTCCATGAGAGTTTCTAAGCGCTCGACTTTCATGTCGCCGCGCATGACATCAACATCTGGTGTAACCAGTTCAACATCACCTTCTTCAGAGACGAAGATCTTTTCACCAGGCTGCCAGGTATAGTCCTCTACAAACCCTTTGACCTTCTGAACAGGATAGACCGTTAGATCCCAGATATCCGCACTCATGTTTTCCACATGATCCATGCGGTACTGCATACCCACCAGATTGTCTAGAGGACCCATACCCCATAGGTTATCTTGCTTCTTACGCCAAGGGGCGTGGAAGATAGGAGGCGTTCCGAAGAAACTAGGATTGGGCTTCTTCCCAATTAGCTTATGTCTATCGACTACAGTGATGACATGATTCTTAAGAAACGTATCGTGCTCGATGTCATATATGTCGCCATAGAAGGTTAAGATCTCAACACGGTCTCCACATAAGTAGTCCCTGAAGGATGTGAAACCATCCATGGTATACAGCGTATCTTGCTGTTGCCAATCCCCCTCGAACTCATGAGCATTAACCCTTATGTCCTTAAGGTACTTCCAGAGAGCCTCATATTCGTCTTTGTTCTCATCATTAGATAGACGCTGTAGAATTTCCTTTATTTCTCCTAGACTAACTATTGAGCGAATAACCTTAGGAGAAGAATTAAAGTTCTCTGTCGTAGGATTCATAACGATATCCAACGGACTAATACGTCTAGCGGCTGGACCTACATATCCAGCTTGAATCTTATCCGGGTGCTCGACTCTTTCATCCACCCATTCCACTGTTACGATACAGTTCCCGTAATCGATATAATCTAGGATTACCTTGTCCATCTCGTGTTTGAATGAAGGATGACTAATTACCCAGGACATATAGTTAGTTATAGCATCCCGTTTATTTACAGAGTCGGCACTCTTTTCATTTGCTTCCCATATCAACCATTTCCGCTGAGGAAAGAGGGTAGCTGTATAGTTAGAATAGAGGTTATCTCTTATCTGACACAGCTTAGGAATAGTAGTCTTATTCTTCCAAGGAAGGGAAGAATTAGTAGTCTTGGTAGTATCTGTAGCATAGACGTAACGACGGATCTCTTCCCAATCATTCTTCTTGAGTTGACGCAGTGAGTCCCATTCTAACCACTTCTCAGTAATCTTGGTAGCCAACTGATCCGGTTGGATTACATCTTCTAATTGCAGAACTCTAGAGGTCATTGAACGCCGCCAAATCGTGTATTAAATTTGAAGTCATGTTCTAATGGATCTTTCCTGAATGATAACATATTATTTGGGGCGACTGCGACATCCACTGCTGCTGCTAGAGAATCTTTAATATCGTCATGAGCTGGGTTCATAAAGATCAGCTCCTCTTCCAGAGCTTGGCAATTACCACTCTGATAATGCCACATCTGTCTATTGGTATATCTAGGTTCTAGAATAGCATTGATACGCTCATCTTTAGAACCTTCACGTCTAGATGGAAGGAATTCATCTATGACTAAAGCTAATCCATGAGGACGAATGTAGCTATCCTTCAAGTCTTTGACGATAGCTTTCTGTGCACCGACAATTTCACATCTGAGCTTTCTGAACCCCCACTTCTCGTAGAGCTTCATAATTCTATTGAAGTACTCAGATATAAGTTCAGTCTTAAATCTATCTATCTCTAAGACATAATAATTATTCTGACCGTCTACTCCTACTACAGTAATAGACGTGTAGTCGCTCTTCTTACTCAAGGTAAAGGCGAAGTCTACTGCAGCAACGACGTTGAGACGTTGTCCTTTGAAGTACCATTTACCATCTCGTTTGGAGAGGTAATTTTGATCGTAGTATTGGAAGAAATCTCGTTTGATTGGGGCTGACGAGTCGTCGTGCGGATCGTTATAGTATTGGGCCCTGAATTGTACTTTATTAATGTATTGCGCCCGTTTTTTCGCAAGTACGTCTTGGTCGAAACCGAACCATTTTCCATCCGGCCTTTGGCTCCTGGGCCAAAGGAATTCTCCAGTTCCGTCACCAATCGATTCAACTCTGATCTTGCGGATATCATCTCCGCCAAACACCTCAAATAGAGGTTCCGTTCTGCTAACATTTCCATCATTATCAAACTCTTCGATCTCCAATCCTATTAACGCTGAATACAAATCTTTGGGATGGTACCGTGTTCCCACGACCCACTCTTTCGCATATACGCCTTCAACAGAGGACAAGAGAGAATATTGATCTCTTACCTTCTCTCGACCGTCTTCCGTATAGGCATTTCCGTCCACCACAACGTCGTCAAGAACAGCGATGTCGCAATGCATACCCACAATGTTGGAAGTAAGGCCGGCAGTAAAAATGGATGGATCACGGACGTGCTCCTCTCTTCTTAAAGGATGATCTAACGAAATTTCCCTCTCGGTCCACTTCTCACGTTTCGCTTCATCTTTGTTGACCATCTCTGGCCAGAAGAGGCGGTATGTGTCATTGGTTATGATATCCTTAATAAATTTAAGTTGTTTAGTAGCTAAGTTAGATGTACTAGAGATAAATAGAACCCTGAGAGTTGGATCTCTAGTTAACTCCCACGCTACTCTATATGCAATCAAAGCTGATTTCATATGGTCGCGGGGAAGCAGTAGTAACTGATGGCTCTTATGATCTTGTCTAGTCCACCAATTTATAACTTCTCTATGAATGTTACCTAGCCATCTATTAGGATGAACTAGCTTAATGAACTCTTCTAAACTAGACTCAGCGAACTGTTTACGAAGTTCTCTGTCTTCTGTTAATTTCTTGCTCACTTAGTTGGCTACACCCATCTTAACGAGAGCCGCAGCAGCAACTATAATTCCGACTATGAGACCAACAGCTCCACCGATAAAGCCCCACATTGCAGTCATACCTGATGACCGTCCGTCAGCAGAGGCAGCCGAAGAGGACAGTCGATCAACGGCAGCCTGAAGTTTTGCTAGATTAACTGCCGTTGACGGATCAGAAATACTAGTCTTACTTTCAATTACTGTAAGGCGTTCTTTGATGTCTCCAAACTTGTCATCAACGCCTCTCATGTTAGTTTTGTTCTGTTCAGCCAGACTATCTATCTGTTTAGTAAAGCCAGCTTCACTCTTAGCAATAGCTAAGGCATTAGATTTATTCTGTTCGCCTACTGCTTCTTTAGCAGCAGCAAACGCAGCATCGACAGCAGACTTCACATCTCTAGATGCTTTCTCAGTTTGAACATCTCGTTCTTTTAACTGAGTTTGAATGCCATCTAACTTCTCAAACATCACTTCACGAAGTGCAAATACTTCATGTTGCACATCTTTAGTCGTAGGAGTTCGATCGGCAAAGGCTTGCAACAATGAAACAGCCTTGTCACTTGCAAACATACGTTGTTCAAGTTGTATAAGCTTAGCTTCAGTAAGTTCACGAAGCCAGAAGTTCTCACGAAGCAATTGCTGCGTAGTCAGAGCAGTGGGGTCCTGTGTAATTGGCCCTAAGTCTGTACGCAATGCTCCTCTATCTGGTTTATATTCGCTATCCATTAAAAGCTCTTAAGTTTACCTACTGTGACAAAGAAGGGAAGATTGTGTGGGATATCCGATACAACAACAATTATAACGGGGGTGAAGTAACCTGAAGCTAAACTCTGTTGCTCTGCCGCAGACATTCCTGTTCGTCTAACAGGTGTAGCAAGAGCCATGTAGTACTTATCTAAGGTTACTAATTCCTCAAGAGGAGTTACATAACCATAAATATTAGATTGCTGTTGTGCAGCAGATAGACCTCTTCGTAGAACAGGTGTAGATAGAGGTACGTAATAACTACCTGGCGATATGTCATCTAGGTAATAACCTGTTACTAACTCTTGTTGATCTGCAACAGGTACTCTACGTCTAACCGGAGTAGAAAGAGGTATGTAGTATTTATCTAGCGTTACCTCTTCAACAACAAGAAAGAAGTAACCAAACATAAGCTCTTGTTGCTCAGGAACTTGTCGTACACGCCTGACTGGCTCACTAAGCGGAGCGTACCATGCATAACCCGCCACTGTAAGTGGGAACGGATCAAGCTCTAAATACTTTTGCTTATCTGGCCTAAGGCCACGCCACCTAACGGGTTCCGATAGGGGTGCGTACCAGTCGATCTCAATCTGTGGGAAAGGATCGGTAAAGACAAAGGGTACTTGTAGAGCTGCGCGCCTGCGCGTAGGTACGACGAACTCTCGGTAGTATTTATCGAGCGTAACTTCCTCGATAATCTCCATGAGATACGTATAGTATTGCTCTGGAGTTGGACGTTCTGTCCTTCTTACAGGTTCGCTTAATGGTGCGTACCAACCATAGTCTACGATAAAAGGTATTGGATCGTAGAAGAACTCATCATTTTGCTTATCAGTTGGCTGACCTCTACGACGTACCGGTTCAGAGAGAGGGACAAACCATCTAAAGTCTCTAGCTACATCAGGAACAGCATAGAAGAATTCGTCCTGATGATACTGTTTCATTCCCCGTCTTCGGACTGGTTCTGACGGAGGTACGTACCAATCTATCTTTATCTGAGGAAATGGATCGGTCGTAAATGCAGGAGGCTGTTGCCTAACTGCTCGTCTTGTAGGCACAGAGAACTGTAGATAATATTTATCGACAGTTACTGTCTCTCCTACGACCTCTATCTCTAAACAAGTAGGTTCTTGTATAGAAGGGTAGAGAAGAGTCCTACGATAAATCTGAGTATATTCGTAGGATGAATAGGAAACACGATCGTCCCCTGAAATAGAAGAACTGCCTACCCCTTGTATAGACGGATAGAGTAAAGTTCTTACATACGGAACTGGTAATTCAGAACTGGTAAAGACAACATCTTTGTTACCAGACGTAGGACCAGGAGGCCAAGTGCTATAACTTGGGTATATTACCTTTCGGAATTTACGACGAACAGACACATCAGTAGCCCTGCGTGTCTGCCTTGGCGCTTAAGAACCAAGGTTGTTGTGTTACTTCGTCAAAGTCTTCAAAGACAGGTACTTCTATGAAAGCTACATATGCTGATGCATGATCTACTGCGCCTGCACCACCTGTAGGTGCACTTGCTGCACTAGTATCTGTGGAGATTAAGAACTCTCCACGAATACCTATTTCTGTAGCGGAAGTACCAGCACCAGAAATAGCTTGAGTAAAGATAGTCCAAGTTGAAGTAGGAGTTAGAGCAGTAGTAGAACTAGACTCACTAGCAATAGCACGAACACGTAAATGCTGAGCATTAGGTGTAGTTGCATTCAAGCTGCCTTGAGCAGCAGCATCATTAGCTAGAGTATTAGTTGCTGATACTCCAATTTTACTTCCAGTAGCAACTGTAAACTCTCTACAGGACATAGCAGAGGCGTCAGATGTAGTTGCATTAGCAAAGGTAGCTGTAATAGTTGCACCACTTGCAATTGTGGTTAGAGGTTGTGCATACCAAATAGATATATCCGCACCATCTTGTGCTGCACCACCGTTAGTGTTCGTAAAACCTACAGCCCTAGTCCAAGTAGCAGCTGTACCACTATTCGTGACACTACTCACAGCTGTAGATGGTCCTTCAGTTCCTGTTGGATTGTCTACAGCAATTATCAGAACACCGAGATTACCAGCTTCTAAAGCAGCGCTAGTTGTCATAACTAAAGAAGCTTGGTTATTGGAAGTACTTAAAGCTGTCCCGATATTTCCAATATGAGTAAAGGCCATTATTATTTCCTATGGAGTATACGGCGCAGCAGGTGGTGTAAAGTTTGAGGTCCATAATGCAAGACCTTTTAGCACGTGTACTTCATCCAAACTACCGTTTACAACAGCACTTAAATCAGTCCCACTGGCTCCAATTATGGGACGATTAGCAACATTGATATAATCTGTAGCATCAGCAAAAGTTGAGCCTTCTTGTATTCCATTTACAAATAATCGAGTGCTTCCACCCGCTCGTGTTACAGCAATGTGATGCCATGTAAGAATCGATAGCGCAGTCGTACCAAGAATCCTAGTAGCACCATCAGTATGATAATTAGCAAGATTATTATTATCTATATAGACAGTAGGATAATCTCCCTCAGTAGCTGTGGGCCTACCGTCATAAACTGCATGAAATGATGTCGAACTTGTCGTTCTAATCCAAAAGTCAATAGTAAAAGACAATGTACCAAAGGCAAAATCAGAAGACCCGTCTCCTAGCAAGTGACCGATTGAACCGTCTCCTAACAAAGATCCTGTCCCAAATTTGGATTGAGCAGTATCTACTTGAGCATTAGCAACTGTCACAAACCCATGATTTCGAACACTGCTATCTGGAAACAATGTTGATCCATCGGTACCGTCACAATGAAACAATAGAACCTGTGGATCAAAAATCGGAAGAGCAGTAGACATAGGAACGGTCAACTGCTTATAAAAACTTACTTTCTCATAGGTCATATGCCCATCCAACGACGAGCATTATATCTCGCTTCTAATCGTTCCAGCTTCTTCAAGAATGGAACACAAGTTTTACCTACACACTTAGGACAGATGAGGCCCATGCAGACCTTGCATAGACCCCCAATGTCTTCTGGTCTACAACCAGATTGAATGTGTGTCACAGCATTACAGTGCGCGCAAGTAGTTGTGTCCCACTCACGCACACCATCAGGACCTGTAGCAATTGCATAGCCTTGCGGCTTAAGCATGCATTACTCGTAGAAGTGGACTGTGCACATAACCGTACCGGTATATGCAGGAGACTTAGCTCGCGCACCTAGACCAGCGACGTCTGTTGCAGGGACCACTAGTTCGCCTCCTGGAGCTGCCACCCACCGATATGAAGCTCTCTGGTTAACAGGAATTTCAATTAGTTGAGTAGAAGTGGTGACCGTAGGCTCAGCGGTATGATTAACAGTTTCAGTAATTAGTGCGGCGGCATCTGTAGTCTCCAATGGAGCTGCTGAAGCTGCTGTACCAGTACCAACCGTAGTCTGACGATCTACCTTATAGGTTAAGACGTTATCGGCAGGAGTACCATCGGCGCCGAACATGACATCGTAGATCCATGCCTTTCTCAGGGTGGTAGCACCAGTAGCTGCAGTCAGAGAGATCAACGTCTTATACGTCGTCGTCATCGCCTGCTGAGTACCAGCCGTACCATTAGAAATTGCATATTTAGCCATTAGTTCTTTCCTTCAATTATATAATTGGTTTATTAATTTCGTTTATTTTATCGACGAGTTTAGATTTAAGAGTAGCGACCTCTTGTTCCTTTTTATTCAAATCGTCGATCTTCTTAGATATTGAACTTTCTCTACCTGCGAGAGCAGACTCTCTATCCTTGAATTCTTTTTCTTTGAAAGCTAATTCAGATTCTCTCTGCTTAGTTTGAGCTTCTTTATCCAAGAGACTTTCTCTATCAGAGAGAAGTTTAGCCTTCTCATCCGCAAGTTTCAACTCAAGCTTCTCTAGCTTAGTGAGTTTTATATCGAGAGCATCCTGTTCTTTTTCGATACTAGCTCTAAGAACTAATAGCTCTTCCTTCTCTTTAGCCGCTTTCTTACTAGCTTCAACATAAATTGCTGTACCAGTCTCTATTTCAGCCATAGTCGATTTAACTTTATTCGGGTCAGAAAGTAGGGCTAGAAACTTAAAAGCTCCATCTACATCTGACGGGGGGACAAAAACCATGTTTCACCGCCTTCTTATTAATTTGCAATAACAGCGACCTTATGGCCGGGAATGACTTTGAAGTATTCAGTCTGGCCGATTGCTAGACGTGCTGTAGTTACTGTGGCTGTGGGATTAAGTCCAAAGCTAACAGAACAAGCAAGATCAGTATGTAATCTAACTAATCTTGTACCTGAGTTAAATGCAGCAGATTGAACTGAACCTGCGCCAATGGCAACAGTCTGACTCGCCATGGCGGGCTCTTGACCTACCGTAGGAGTGGGTTGAGAGTCAATGGAGTATTCGGATATATATAGAACAGCCATTATTCGGTACCTCTACTTGAATCTGATTTCGTCTTTAGTTTGCGTTTCTTCTTTTTGGGCACCTTGTAATAGCCCATCGGATTTCCTGCTGGCATCCTGCATACTCCTAATATCTGTTATTTTACATTTCTTCCTGTAGCTTGCTATCTCTGCCTCAGAATAGCCTTTCCGTTCGGCATAAGCAATTACAGCTCCCATACCATAGTTAGTTACATATTTTTGCAACTGACTACAGGTTAGCTTAGGAGCAGCGTAAGCAAACATAACTGTAGCTAGAATAATAAACGCTAACGTAAAAGTTAGTACTACTCTAGTCCAAAAGCCCATTTCAATCATTTACGTTTCTTTTTAGTCTTAAAGCCATCGGTAGCATAATACATCTGCACCTGCTTCTTGGTGAACGTACGGCCAGAAGGAGACTTGTATTTATTCTTACCGACTTTAGTGAAAGGCACGGGGAATCATCCATACACAATGACTAGGCCAACAATCATATCCGTAAGTTACTATTTCACCATACCAATGGTATGTGGGGGTACACCAGAAACTCATCCCTCAGGTGCTCCGACATACACACACCAAACTCTGCCACCTGAAATGCAGACGTGGCAGTCCTTATCTTTACTAGGCCGGACCTTCTCAGCCCTAATATCTTTATAATAGACATCCCCGCCTCTGTGAGGTTTTAACTCCCCACAGATTACGGGTTTGCATTCATCTCCGTTAGCAGAACAACAATCGCTGTCGTATAACGGATTATGTATCAGCGTTATTAGACTTAAGGTCGCTAAGACCTTAAGCATTTACTGAATCAGAGGGCCGAAGACCTTCCAACCCAACAGGGCAAAAAGAATCCATTGAAGGACTTGACTACCGCTTATAAGCCAAGGTCCACCAAATCCTGCCCATCCAGCTATAATGGAAATACCCCATAAGATCATGAGGATTCCAAATAATAGACTAACGGTAACCATTTACTTCTTCTCCACTTTAACGGGCTGCGGCGACTTTAGAGTAGTCTGAACCACCTGAGGTTGCTTTAGAACAGCAAAAGGAGAGGTTTCATCAACCGCATGCTTTTCCTTCTCAAGCTTAATCTTCTCATGTTCATCCTTGAAGCGTTTAGTTTCTCCACGGACAAACTCAATAACTTCCTTCTTGGTCATAGTAAGTTCTTGAAGATTAACAGTTTCTACCGTATCTTCGCCTTTCTGCCGAATCTCAACTTTGTACTCCACAGGGAGATGAGATACGACACTAACTTCCCTACCTTTGAAATAGGCCATGTTAGACAACAGGCTCTGTGGGAGGGACTACAACAGGCGTATTAGCGAGAACAGAAGCAGCCAGGACTTCATCCTTAGCCTTCAGTTCTGCAGTGAGAGCTGCTAGCGCAGCACCATCGGTGCCTGCCGCAGTAATACGGTCTGCAATACCATTGATTAGGACGATAGCCGAATCAATGACATCACCATTAGCTTTAACTTGTGCTACGATATCGTCAAGTTCTTTAGACATTCTTTTTATCCTTTTTAAGTAATCTTCTTGAGAATAGAAATTATTCTCTTGAAGCAAAATCATATAATTTAGTTTATTGTTAGCTCTACGTAGTTCATTTAAAATAGTCATACAACTTCATACCTTAACAGTGTGAATCTGACTGTGCCATCCTTAACGACAACACCGTGACCTGCAGACATAGCCCCAAACGTGAAGCCTATGTTCTGAAGATTAGAGATAGTATCCTTGAATCCTGTTTCACTATGCTGACCGAAGACACCAGTCCATAGATTTGAAGTTAGAGGAACTTCTACAGTCCTCTCTCCAGCTTCTAAGGGAGTACCAAGAGACCACCAACGCTTATTAGGTTCAGCAGCAGTCATAGTATCTCCTATGCGCTGTAGGTATAATCTAACCATAGAGGGAGAACCGCCATCATTAGCTATAAACTTA